TGAAATCTTTAAAATACTTATATAAAGCTTTTCACGGCATTTCAGAAGAAAAGTTTTTTTCAGTTGAAGGTCTTATATTACTAAGATAATCACCGAACATTACTTTTTCTCTATCCCGAGTTATAGGAGGCATTTCGACCGGAGTGGGATTTCCCGTGGTTACCCCTAGTCACATTGTAGCGACCGGCTTTACCACTGGCTCTTTGGGTTTAATGTCGAGCTTTTCTCATGAAGATTCTAATGCCAACTTTAGATTATCTTTAGATTCCCTAAATCCCTTAACAAATGTTTTGCTAATGAATTGAAGTAATCTCATAGAGTCCTCTAAAAGTTTTGGTGTTCGATTTTCACTTGAAAATGCTGATAAAACGCTAGCACAAGACTCCACTTCTTCTAAAAAAGAGAGTAAACGTTCCAGTGGAAAATCTGGAAGTTTAACTCCTTTATAGAATTGCATAGTCATATAAGGTTTAGCTAAGATACCATCTAAATAAGGAAATCACGCATAGTTGGTAAAAGTACCAGCCATACGAGGAATTTCCAGATCAAGATTATCTAAAGCCAGACATTGATTAAAAGTATACAATTTGGTCTTAATTAATCGGAAAGAAACAGTTTTTAACTCTTTCTTATCCATTGAATTAGGATCCAAAACATGGAATTTTAATCATCTCACTTCTAGTGAGCCTGATCAATGACCACGCAATGCATCTTTCGGATCAAGCATTAATGTTAGAACAACAGGATTTTTAAAGATAACATTATCTTCCCGTTTTCACCAAACATCCATATGCCCATTAATGTCCTTCATATCAAGCAAAAAGGGAGATATTAATCCTAAAGATCTAAGAACTTGACGTTTTAGATCATAAGGAGACACTTTTGTGTGTTTCTTTATAATACTCTCAATTTGTCTAATAATAGCAACCTTATATCAGCGTTTCTCGAACATATACGCATTTCTACTAACAGGTTCAAACTTGCTTATATCTTGTTGTTTAAGTATCGCATTCGATATCTTAAAACCCCATTCTTTGGGTATATTGGCAATCAAAAATTTACCTTTATAAACAAAATAAGCTCGTTTGTCCTTAAGTTCCTTAAGAACTCATTCGAAAGGTAAAACTCCAGAAGAAATAGATAAGGATAATAAACCAAGTAATGCAAATGAGTCATTACCAGGTCTATCATCTCATCTAACCTTCTTCATGATAGTTTTAAAAGCAGGAATCAGATGGCTCTGAATCCGTTTTGATCATCAGGCGAAAATACTCAATCTTCCTGCAAATGAATCTTGGTTAAGAAACATTTTCATGGAAAGAGGAGAAACGTCTGATCCTTTCAAAGAAGTTCTTTTTGCAAACTCTACAGTTGGTTTAGCTCCGTGAGATATTACGCTTTTACTCATATTAAGCTCAACCCCAAAAAGGGACATGAGCTCAACATACTTCGAAGCTAATGGAGGATAGAAGATAACAATGTCATCTCCTAGCACTTCATAATCTTCAGTTCAACCACTTCTTCCTATTAAGGAATTAGCATATTGAACAATAGCATGATGAGTTAATGCGAGCATACCCCAAGAACTTAAAGCCCCCATAGGCTGGCCAACAGAATATCTTAAATTGCCTCCATCTAGAGAATACTTTTTACTAGCCGGACAATAATAGTCGCGGCGAGCAAGAATAATCCCTCATAAAGACGCAAGATGAGCACCAATAATTCCAGATAATAACTTAATCTGTATAATTAGAGGTAATCTGTCAGTAGCTGCAGATAAGTCAAATCCATAACAATGACCACTTAACTCAGATTTGGATATAGCCCGTTTAAAGGCTTCTCCCTGATTAAAAGTAGCATCATTTGGAATTTGACTTAGGACTTTAAATATTAGATCATGTAATGGTTTAAATATAGATTGTGTCCATATATCCACCATTGCAAAGACCCGGAGTTTCCCTGCAGCTTCTTCTTTAAACGCTAGGCGCCCTAACATGGGATTGGTCCGAAGACCTCTAACATGATAAGGTTCTATGCGTGAGATATCTAAAATTCTTAGTAACTCCAGATTTTCAGTCTGTCTGAGTCACATAGAAAATAGTTTATGCATCATAGGATTAGTTCTGATTAATCAAGCATCATATGCTCAATTATATCAAGAAAAAATACTATTTGAAGAAGAAGACGTCTGCAATTGCTGCAATATAATATCACGACCTTTTGGACCTCTTAAATTTACTTTCGGATATCGAATAAGTCTTTTGAATCGAAATTCAAAAAAACCCAAAGACTCCTCAAGAAAAGATAAGTTACCATTAAAAGGATCTGTAATAGTTGATAATTTAGCCTTTACAGGCGCCATTATCACCCTATGCAGAGAAAAGAGTGTCAGATAGAATTGGACTACGGTTAGAGATAGCGATAAAATCGCTCTTCTATCCCGTGATCCTATTCAAGCTGGCAATCCAGACCTTGATATACGAGGTAGTGGAAGATCAGGTTCGATCTCTCTAAGAGATTTAACCGGAGAACCCGCTACCGCTCGTTGTATTGCAAGCAGAGAAGCCTTTAAGTATTTTGCGACAAAGAGTGCACCGTGTTTTTTATTCAAAAACACGAGGTATTTCCCAAATCGATAAAAGACCTTTAACTTATTAGTGACTTTTCTATCACGATGAATAATAAGCGTGGTTATTTTTCACGCATAATTCATTATGATAGCTAGAAAATTTTCATTTTCTAGGGCAATCAACCTTTGTCCTTCAGCTAAAATTCGTTTATATAACAGGTATGATGGTAATTTTTGAGTTTTCATTAATTATTGTCATATTGTTTATAAATTATTTTATCGGAAGAAAAGCAAAGGTCTGCGCTGTTCCTGTTAAGGGACGCCAGACGTCAGTGCCACTGTAAAGTAAAGAACTTAAAGCTCTTTGCTACTCTACCCCTGATTCATCCGTACGTAAGCTGTCCTCTTGATGTTGCGTAATCCCATCTTACAAATGGTTGCATCAAGCTTGAGAATAAGTCTTCTACCCGAATCTACAAGAGATTTCGAGTTCGAATAAGAACTTACCAAAGGGAGTACCTAGTTTGGAAAAACCAAGGGGACCCCAAGCATCGTG